GGTCAACAAGACAAGATGAATGCACATGGCATCAAGGGTAGCCGAGACTGCGTTATTGATGGTATGACTGTTGATGTAAAATCAGCCTCACCTTATTCTTTCAAGAAGTTCAAAGAAGGTAACTTAAGAGAACAAGACCCCTTCGGTTACATCTCTCAACTATCTTCATATGTCTATGCGGCTAAAGACGACCCATTAGTTACTAACAAAACACATGGTGCGTTCTTAGTTATAGATAAAGTAAACGGACATATATGCTTAGACATGTACGACTTTACTGATGAACTAAAAACTAAAGAAGAAGAAATCAAATCAATAAAAGAAATGGTCAAGAGTAAAGTACCGCCTACACGTACTTACAAAGATGAACCACAAAGCAAGACATCCCCTAACAAGAAACTATGTATGGAATGTTCTTACTGTGAGTTTAAGAAGGCCTGTTGGCCTGGACTTCGTAAGTTTGCGTATTCATATGGGCCTCAATATCTAACCAAGGTTAAGAAAGAACTGAAGGTTACTGAAGTGGAGGACTTCTAATGGCTAAGCGCGTAAGGTTTCATGGTATCGCGGCAGGTTATAGATCAGGGCTAGAAGAATCAACAGCTACTAATCTTAAAGAACGTGGTATCACATTTACATATGAAGAGACTAAGATCAAATGGACAGACATGAAGATTAGAAGTTATACACCTGACTTTGTTCTAGAGAATGGTATCATCATTGAGACTAAAGGACGCTTCGTTTCTACAGACAGGCGTAAACATAAAGAGATACAAAAGCAGTTTCCAGAACACGACATACGCTTTGTATTCAACAACTCACGAGCCAAGCTCTACAAGGGGGCTAAAAGCACCTACGGAGATTGGTGTAAAAGTAATGGCTTTCTATATTCAGACAAGATCATTCCTGAGGAATGGACAGAAGAGGAAAAGAAATGAAACTTAAGTTACCTAACTTTATAAGGAGTAAACATATAGACCTACACGTCTATTCACACCACGCATCTACACAAGACTGTGGATTTGTAAGTATAATGGGTAGAACTAAAAAAGACTTTATGAGACCTACAGAGTACGCAAGTATAGCTACCTGCAGGGGTTTTGTTGAAATGCAAAGAAGAAGTGTCCAACTTAAGTCTTGGCAAGAGTTTGGGTATAATGTTACAAACGGTATGACTACCTTTGAGGGAGGAAATCCTGATGTAACTCAGGTTCTTCTCCACAGCCCAGAACATTCAAATGGATTTGCAGATAAACATAACTTACAGATATTTAAGATAACACCACCCTTTAGGGCACAGTGTGAGGAAGAGGTTGACTTTGTTATGACACCTAGTCCTTTTTTATATCAAAACGTATGTATACCTAGTGGTATAACTAACTTTAAATATAACCATTCTTTAGCTATGTTTTTATATGTACACAAGAATATTAACACAACTGTTAAGTTTAATCTAAATGATAGTATAGTATGTTTTACACCAATGAGTGATAGAAGGGTTAAAGTACACAATCATTATGATAAAACTAAACATAATGAATTAGTAGAAAGATCAATGCAAAGCGTAACTAATAACTCTTACGCTAAAGTTAAAAAGGTAAGAAAGGAGTATGAAAAATGACTATAAGTAAATCAGCAATGGGTAAGACAGCAATAGTCTGGTCTTGCGCACATGCTTCACCAGAGACTAAGAACGATAGATTTGATTGGTTGGGCGGATTGATATATGATGTTAAGCCTGATTACTGTGTAGACCTAGGTGACGGAGCAGACATGAAGTCACTTAACATGTACGATAAAGCTAAACCCAAAAGTGTGGTTGCTCAGAACTACGGTGGTGACATTGATTCATACAACGAGTCTCAGGAACTTCTACGTTACAGGTTTAAACAACAAAGACGTAGACGACCAAAGTGGTATGGCTTCGAAGGTAATCACGAAGCACGTATTACAACAGCTATTAATTATGACCCTAGACTAGAGGGTGAGAAGTACGGCATATCTTTTTCTCACTTAAATACTAGAAAATGGTTTGATGAGTACCATCAGTATGAGAATGGTGCACCTGCTATTTACAATTATGATGGGGTGGATTATGCACACTTTATTGGGGCAGGTAACTTCGGTAGAGCAATAAGTGGTATCCACCATGCTTATGCTATATTGCAGAAGCGTTATCGTTCAGCCACAGTAGGACACAGCCATAAACGTGACATGTACTTCAAAGATGACATTGGTGTAAATGGTGGCATTGGTGCAGTTGTAGGTTGTTACAAAGGTGCGGCAGAGTCATGGGCAGGTCAGTCTAATGGTGAATGGTGGAAAGGTGTTCTTATAAAGCGTAACATTATGGATGGACAGTATGATGCACAGTGGGTATCAATGGACATACTTAAACAAACTTATGGAGGAAAGTAATGGAGTTTGAAGTAACATTTAAAGTTAAGATGGATGCAGACCAGTTTGTATTAGACTTAGAACAAACAGACAGAGAGGGTATCGTCAGAGATGAAGTCCTCAATGTACTCTATGATCTAGAGGATGGTACAATAGAATTTATGGAAGTAAATGAGGTAAGCGGATGATAGATGAAAGAGATGATTACTCTCGATGGGTAGAGGGTAAGATAATGACAGAAGGTGATACTAGACTAATTGAAAACACCTTAGGTCTTATTGGAGAGTCAGGTGAGATAGCTGAGAAGATTAAGAAGCTCTTACGTGACAATACTAAAGTAGAAGCCCAAGACATTATAAAAGAACTAGGAGATGTCGCATTCTACTTAACTGCTCTGGCGAATTACTTCGGCAGTAGCTTAGAAGAAGTGTTAGCACTTAACATGGTTAAACTAAATGACAGACAAGAACGTGGTGTTCTTAAAGGATCAGGAGACAATAGATGATTAAACGAATATTAAACAGCAGGTTAAGAACCTTTGTATGCAAATGTATACGATCACCATTTGTATGGATATATAGGTTCTGGAATTACTTAATGACATGGCAAATGCACAGGGATACTATCAAGCATCTCAATCGTTTGTCTAATAGAGAACTACAAGACATTGGATTAACACGAGGTGATATTGACAACCTAGTGTGGATGAGAGAAGACTTTAAGAGACGTGGACAAGGTTATGAGGCTAACGGTGATAAGTGAAGCACAATCTCTTCTACATGTAATGTTATTAATAGATAAAGAATTTAAAAAGGATTAACGTATGAGTATTAAAAACCACCAAGGGCCTAGCCTAGGAATATCAGAAGAAATACATGCTATGAAGTATCGTTCCAAAGGAGAGAGCTTCCGAGAGGCTATGGCAAGAGTTGCTGACTCTCTCAAGGATAGTGAAGATCACTACAATAACTTCAGAGAGATATTGTTAGATCAACGCTTCCTACCTGCAGGTCGAGTACAGTCTGCAATGGGTTCACCACGTAAGGTAACACCATACAACTGCTTCGTATCTATGACTATTGAAGACAGTATGGAAGGCATTATGAAAGCAGCAACAGAAGCTGCTAAGACTATGCAATTAGGTGGGGGTATTGGTTACGACTTCTCCACACTACGTCCACACGGAGCACTCATCAAGAGCCTAGACAGCCGTTCTAGCGGCCCTCTTAGCTTCATGGGTATATTCGATGCATTATGTAAGACTATCAGCTCTGCAGGGCATCGTAGGGGCGCACAGATGGCAGTCCTAAGGGTAGATCACCCAGACATCCTAGAGTACATCAAAGCTAAGAACAATTCAACTAACTTAACACAGTTCAATATGTCTGTTGGTGTTACTGATGACTTCATGCAAGCTGTTAAAGATGACACAGACTTTGATCTAGTCTTCGAGGGTAGGGTGTATAGCACTATCAGAGCTAAAGCTTTATGGGATGACATATTACGTTCTACATGGGACTGGGCAGAGCCAGGCATCTTGTTCATTGACCGTATCAATCGTAAGAACAACTTACATTATTGTGAGTACATCGCAGCCACGAATCCTTGTGGAGAACAACCTTTGCCACCAAACGGTGCATGTCTTCTAGGTTCATTCAACTTAACTCAGTATGTTGTAAAGAATATAGACTCAGGTTTTGGTTTCAACTTAGAGAAGCTAAAGCATGACATTCCACACGTTGTACGAGCAATGGATAACGTAGTTGATAGAGCTACATATCCTCTCCCAGCACAACAGCTGGAAGCACAGAGCAAGAGACGTATGGGTTTAGGTGTAACTGGGGTAGCTAATGCTCTTGAAGCACTTGGTAATCCTTATGGTTCAGAAGGTTTCTTAAATGACTTAGAAGAAATCATGGGTGTTATTAGAGACACTTGTTACAAGACATCAATAGCACTTGCAGTAGAGAAGGGTGCATTTCCATTATTTGAAAAGGAATACTTAGACAGTGAGTTTGCTCAAACATTACCTGATGACATACGTTCAGATATCGCTAAGTACGGTATCCGTAACAGCCACCTACTTTCTGTGGCTCCTACTGGCACTATCAGTCTCAGTGCTGATAATGTAAGCTCTGGTATTGAACCAGTGTTCTCACACTTCTACGATAGAACCATCCAGACTTTCGATGGCCCGATTGTAGAACGCGTAGAAGACTACGGCTACCGAGTATTCGGTGTTAAGGGAGAGACTGCTGATGCACTATCAGTATTCGATCACGTTAAGGTTCTTAACTTAGCATCTAAGTATGTAGACAGTGCTTGTTCTAAGACTTGTAATGTTGGAGACGATGTTACTTGGGAGCAGTTCAAGGATGTATACATGGCGGCTTACGATGGAGGTTCATCAGGTTGTACTACCTTCAGGGCTTCAGGTAAGAGATTTGGCATACTCAACGCAGCATCATCAGAAGATGCAGTTGTAGAACCAGAGGTAGAAGAAGATAACTTTATAGACGAAGGTGGAGCTTGTTACTTTGACCCCGCTACAGGTCTTCGTACTTGCGAATAACCTTGACAACAATACTATAAGTATGATACTATTAGGGGGTGACTTAGGTTGCTCCCTTTTCATTTAACAGGAGAGATTATGACTCAACAAAAACCAAAGACTAAGAGTAAGAAACGAGAGACTAAGTACAAAGGTGCTGACAGTAAACGTACCTCTGGTATCCTACCTAAGAATGAAAATCAAAAGCTACTTATTGATTCTATCAAGTCATCCTGTCAAGTAATTGTATTTGGCCCTGCAGGTACAGGTAAAACCTATGTTACAACTACAATGGCGGCTGACTTGTATACTAAGAAAGATATAGATAAGATTGTTATTACACGTCCTATGGTCTCTGTCGGCAGAGAGATAGGTATTCTCCCAGGAGACTTAGGAGAGAAGGTAGCCCCTTGGGGTTTACCAGTTATTGATGTACTAATCAAACACCTAGGACGAGGTGCTGTTGAGACAGGTATCAAGAACGGTAACATTGACATGGCCCCTCTTGCTATGATGAGAGGACGTTCATTCGACAACGCTTTCATCATCTGTGATGAAGCTCAAAACATAACTACACATGAACTAAAGATGCTACTTACTAGAGTAGGAGAAGGTTCTACTATCGTACTCAATGGAGACGTACAGCAGACTGATCTTAAAGAAGGTGATGGCTTAACTAAAATTACCCACCTAGCTAAAAAACACAGCTTACCAGTACCTATAGTTGAGTTCTCATTAGACGATATTGTACGATCAGACATATGTGCAAGTTGGGTTAGAGTGTTCTACAAAGAGGGGTTATAATGGCTCCAAATTGTTCATGGTGTGGAGATAGCACACTAAAAGGTTTTAAATGTAAAGTTTGCGGAGGCAAGAATATGGCAAAGAAGAAAAAGAATGAAGAGATAGTGAGAGAACCACAGCACTACTCACGTTGGGTAATAGAACCTATTGAATTTATAATGCGTAACAAATTTGAGTTCTGGAGAGGCAACATTATCAAGTATGTAGTCAGAGCAGGGTTTAAGTCTTACGAAGGTAAAGACCTGATAGAGTCAGAAATAATTGATTTAGAAAAAGTAATAAGGTACTCAGAGATGCGTATAAATCATTTAAAAGGTAAGGATAAGTTATGAAATTTGTAGTAGTAGTTATATTTATTGCACTAGCTTTAACAATAGGTGTGCCTATGACCGCACACTCCGCTAATATCACACACAGTGATTCTCAGATAATTCTTGAAGGTAAGATTAAGAATGAGGATTACAAAGAACTTCAAAGAGTTGTAGATAGAACAGGTATAAAATCTATACGTTTTAACTCTGACGGAGGTGCGGCTATAGAGGGCTATCAAATTGGTTATACTATACGCAAGAACAAAATGAGTACTGTCATAAAAAAGGGAGATAGGTGTCTCAGTGCCTGTGCTGTTGCATACTTAGGTGGCACAAATAAGTACAACTATGGTATACTAGGTTTTCATGTAGCTTGGGCTCAACAGTCAGAAAGAGATTTTAACGAAGGCATGAGAGCAGGTCAACTGTTTGGCTCTATAGATTCTATATACTCTTTTAATATGGGTTATACAGCTCAACTTAACTTTATTATATCTCAAATAACTAGTAAAAAAGACTTTCTTGTACTAAGTCTAGACGATCTAAAACTATTTGAAATGAAAGATAGAGAATATACAGATTTTCAAGAACTACCTAAGAACTGGATGTCCGATAGATTATATAATCCACTTAGACTACATCTACTAACAGGAGGCAGATAATGAACAAATGGAAATGGTGGTTTGTCACTAACTCAGGTATTTTAGCTCTGATTATAGGTCATATAAAGTTTGATTTATTCAATAAGTTATTAACATCAGATAGTACCTATCTTACTTTTTTTATAATAGCTATATCACTGGCAACGTCAGCATCTATGTTCTTTAAAAGAACTGACATGCACTGGTTTGCATCAGATGCAGTCCTATCTATAGGTATGGTAGGAACTCTTTTTGGTTTTCTTATGGTACTAGGTCAAAGCTTTTCAGATATAGATACAAGCTCAGTAGAGAGCATGACAGATGCTATAGCTATATTAGCTACTGGTATGTCTACAGCTCTTGTAACGTCTCTTGTAGGGCTTATAGCCTCCCTATGGCTAAAGCTTCAGTTAGTTATACTAGGAGATTAATATGAGAAAGTACAACAGTAATCTAGCTTTTGTTGACTTACTCTTTAACCTACTCATTGGGTTTACTAGTCTGTTTGTTATTGCATTTTTATTAATTAATCCGATATCTAAACAAGGAGTAGTTGACCCACCTGTAAAAGTAATGTTTGAAATATCATGGGATGACAAGAGTTACCATGATATAGACTTATATTTAAAAGGCCCTGATAATAAAGTTGTATACTACGCAAATAAAACAAACGGTTATATAACTCTAAAAAGAGATGACTTAGGTTTTCAAACAGATACATATGAGATTAATGGTAAGGTAGAAGTAGTAGAACGTAATTATGAGATTACTACT